GGAATTGCGAGGTGGAGACGGTTAGCAGTATCTTCATATTCGTCTCCACTCTCGCCATTCTGGTTACCAGTGACTTGTTGCTGTCACCATTGCCATAGATCTCCTCGTGAACCGAATCGATTTTCTCTTTGATCTCAGGTTTGCACTGGCAGTCCATAGCAGTTCCTTGTTTTCGAGTGTAGTTGCGAAGAGCAGTGATCTTATACTCCCGGAGGAATATCCTTGAGCAGGAAGATCTTGTTGGAAGTGACACCAGAGAACTCGGTGGAGATGACTACGTTGAAGAGACCATCGGCCTCTCCCGACCAGTCTACCGTCCAGCGGAGTCCGGTGAAGATCACCACCCGATCCAGTTCTTTGGAAGCCACTACGATGGTGGTATCCTTACTCATGAAAAGAGTGCTCTCCAGGAAGTTCTTTTGCTTGGTAGAGAGTCCGGAGATGTTGAGTTCGACCGTACTGGTGCGCTTGCCCGGGATGGTATAGTTGCGGGTCTTGAGCTTGGACAGCTTGGAGTCGGTCTTACCGGGTTTCTCGGCCAGTTCACCGAGCAGGTCGAAGTTGGTTGTAAGCTCCGTCTTGACCGAGGCTTGAGTTGCATACAGCGTCTCTATGGATAATAGATCGTAGGTGCCGATCCCGAAGTAAACGAGATCGGCAATCAACACGTCCATGAGCTTGCTGAAGCCAAGATCAGCTTCGGTCATATTTGAGGGGTAGGTGGGCTGCGAGATGGGATTGGGCATCAGAACACCCCTTTGATCGCCTTGCCGATGCTAAAGAGCCATTTGCGGTTGTGGAACACATATTCGATGGCTCCTCCGATGGTGCCGAAGACCTTGAGGATGACATTGGTCTGCTTGGCAGGGAGTGACTTGGTAGCCCGCTCTACTGCCAGTTGCTTCTTGGCATAGTCATCCAGATCCTTGGTGGCAGGATTGATCTTGATATCCTGGATGATGTCCAGGATGATGGCCAGAGCCGAGTTGACCTTGGCCTTGTCGATCAGCTTCCCGGTGGTTCTGGAGATGATCCAGACTACCAGAGCCGAGATCAAACCCAGGAAAAACTCCTGATTGGCGAAGATGAAGTCCATTGAGATACTCCTTTATCTGGTTATTGCTTAGGTGGTGAGTTTGAACACTTTCACGAAGCCCGAGATGTAGGTGATGCCGGGCCGGATACGGATGTACCAGTGATACTTCCAATCGCTTCCGTGGTGTTCGACTTTGAGTTCGGCATCGGTGCGATAGCCGACGATGATGAACTTGGGCAGACCGCCGATGATGTAATCGGCATCCATGAGACGGGGCTTTACAGGGATACCCGCAAAGGATACGTTGCCGCCTTCAAGCAGCAGACGATCTCCGGCTCCGGTCTCACGCTTGGCGAGTTCAGCCCGGATGCGGATCAGGTCCTTGTGAGCCACGTAGAACTTGAAGTTCTCCTGCTCTTCCAGCATCTCGTCCGAGAAAGCCAGGAGAGCGGCTTCGAAACGCTTCGCCCAGTCGGTGTAGGTTGTCTTGGAGAGGTTGGTGACATCGGTGGCGGTAGTAGCCAGTTTGACCACTCCATCCAGAGCCTTGATCTTGGCAGTGGCAGAGGCTCGGTCACCCTTGAAGAGCAGCAGGCGGATGGCTTTCTCGGTCTTCTTGGCGATGTGGTTCTCCACATAGGCACCGAAAGCATCTTCACCGTACTTGTCCTTGTAGAACTCGACCACATCACGTCCCAATGTGAACTCAGCATTGAGTATCCCGGTGGGTACGGAGAGGTCAGCAGTAGAGACGTTCTGAGCAGTCAGAGCTCCATCGAGGGAGTTCTTGAAAACCAGGTCATCGATCAAGCCGACGTCGATCTTCTCGTCTTTGAGGAGCGGCAGGACCGAGATATCCGAGAGAGTATCTCCCGGCTGGCTTCCGATCACCTCATCGATGAACAGTGAGGTGGTATTGGCACTCAGGATGTTCATGGCCTTGCCGGAGTCTACGTCGGAGATGCCTTTGTAGATCTCACGGTGCGCAGCCTTGACCATGATCTTGTTGCCATCGATGGTAACCTCTTTGTCCACATTGGATTGGTTAGCATCAGGCTCACCGGGAATGCTCTTGGAGATAGCTCTGCTCATTGTGACAGAGAGGTCTTTGAGGCTCTTCTCGATGCTGTGGATGGCATCGCCAAGCTGGAGGTTGGGGTTACCCTTCTCCAGTTCACTGATCTTCTCAGAGATGGCGGTAATGCCCTTCTGCAGCTCGGAGTTGTTGTTATGCTCCGCTACCTTACGCAGGCTATTGAGCTCGTTCTTGATCTCGGCAAGGCTGGCTTCCGCGTTGCGGTAGTCATCGGCTCGTCCATAGATGGAGACACCATTGAACTCGCCTTTCTCGACCTTCTGCCAAAGCTCAGAGTTGAGGTCTTCACATTTGAGGACCTGCACCCATGAGCCGACTTTAGCATCGGGAAAATGCTCTCTGTCACTGGTCTTGAGAATGTAGTTCTCTACTACGGTAAACTCCGGTACGGGTTGCATGTTGTGGTTCACATCGCACTTGCCGACTAAGCCGTGCTTGGCGAAGTGATCACAGGACTTCTGAATCTCTTCCCGAGTGTAATAGTCGCCTTGGGAATCGTGGATGTTGGGTTCCATTAGAGTGACGTAAAGCCGTCCTTGAGTGCCACTCGTTTCACTCTTGAACTTGGTAGAGCTGACCTTGTGTTCGTAGCTTCTGCCAGAGGAGCCTACAGTATTCTTGACCACAAAGCCCTTCTGATTGGCGGGAGTCATCTCATCGAAGAGAAGCGAGACAAGCTCAACTTCCACGTTGCGGAGTTCTCCCTTGAGAATGGTGCGTTTACGATTCACGCTACCTCCTTGTTGTTGATTGTCAGTTATGTAGTTGTGCATAGTTTACTGCGCTCCAAAGCTGCGTTTCTGCATAAACAATTGATCATCAGCAGACTGGATTGCTTGTGTAAGGTCTCCGAAGTTGAAGTCCTCCGGCTTCACATTCCAGCCGAAGTCGAAGTTGAACTCGTTTGCCAGAGCCAAAGCCAGGCGGTTCTGCAGCGGTCTGACCACGAACTGGTAGAACAGCCGCATATCGCTACTATTATCGCCACCAAGCTGCCCAGGGATAAGCTGTGAGACAATCCTGGCAGGGACTCTGTGATAAGCGAGGATGCCTTCTCTCAGGTCCTTCTTAAGTCCAAGGAAACCGCCTTCCCGGTCTTGCTGTCTGAGCGGTTCGAGGCGTATCTTCACGTCCCGGCTCTCACTTTCGATCAACACTGTGGAGTGGCTCTTGGCATTGCCTTTGACCTCGGTGAGTGCTTTCTCGATCTCGGTATAGGCATCGGTCAGCACTTCATTGCCAGCTTCGTCAGTGACAGTTCCGTCTCTGAGGGTCCCGCCTTCCACGATCACGAAGTAATCGATCATGAGGCCGTTCTTGAAGTTGTTGTAGTCAAAGGTCTTGATCTCACCCAAGATTTCGATGTTGATGGCTATGGGCAGGCAGGCCAGGCCCCAGGCGTTTGATCTGTGAGTGGACTTCTTCACATGGATGATGTCCTCGTAGGCGAAGTCTTTCTTCTGGTTGTTCTTCACTTGGATGTAGTTGGGCTTGAAGAAGCCGAACTCGTCATAGTTCTCCACGATATGTACTTCAGAGGGCAACATGCGCTCCAGTCCCATCCACTGGCCTTGGGCGTTCCGCATCTTGATCAGGAAGCCATTACCGCAGGCAAGATAGAACTTCATCAGTTCTGCCAGGATAGTGGTCTGGTCTTCACAGGCAGGGAACTCGGCAGCTTCCATCCAGGCTTTTACCTGGCTGTTCTTGCATTCGAACTGCATGATGGTAGCCATAGTCAGGGCATCGATACAGCCGGAGTGATACTCATCGGTATCCAGGAGATTGAGCAGATTGCTCATGGAATAGGGTTGAGAGACTACTTTCTTAGTCTCGGCTGCTTTGGACACCAACTGCTTCCCGACTCTATGATACTTGGATAGATCTATTGGTTCCGGCTTGTACTTACTATCCAGGAGATCTGCAGCGGAGCTGATCGCCAGATTGTGGGCACCTAATCGCATCACTCTCATGAACCCGCTCCGGTGCCGCTCTTCAGCAAGTCAATCTTGGCAATCCTGACCAGTCTGGTGCCGTCTATCCGGCTGGTGTAATACTCCACACTGGGCAGGTCCCGGTTCATCAGCTTCAAATAGAAAGAGCGGAACTTCTCCTTAAGTGAGTAAAGTTCAGAGTCTGGATCGGATACATTCTGGGCATTGACGATCAGGAATACAGTCCATGCTATGTCAGTGTCCACATACTGCCGGGAGGTGCCATGCTTACCTGTCTCGGAATCGAGGATCAGGATGGCACAGGGCAGGTTCTTGGGGATGTTGTCCTTGTTATATAGGGTCTCAGCCACTCCAGCAAGATTAAGAGCTTCGGAGATGCGGCTGCGTTCTACTTGGTACTTCTCAAGGGCGATCACAGGCTCACCTCTATATCGTTCAATTGTTTGTATATCCACTGCTCCCGGTTAGCGATCACCTCAGCGAATACGTTACGGGCAGCTATGCCTTCCCGCTTGATCTTGCCCCTGATGAGATAAGCGATCTCGGCTACGGTCAGAGCCTTCCCTGTCTCTTTATCAGTCCAAGACAGGTGCTTGCGTTCTACCCAGGCGATTAGTGGAGCAATCGGAGTCCAGGAAGGCACTTTGCCACCCAAAACGAAAGGCTCGTGACGCACGTTGGAACCTACTCTGAGGATCATAGCATTAGGACTGGTCTCGACCAGATAGCCTGTATTGCCATAGAAGTCGCCCTTGTCATAGATCTGTTGCGCCAATATCTCCTTACGGGAATCGGCATCGATCACAGAACCGATCAGATGCAGACGGCTCTCCAGAGCAGAATAGATAGCCCGGTAGATCTCGATCATCAGCTCATCCGGAGAGGTTACATCACGTTCAGGCATCAGATCACTCCCACTCTGATCAGGTGAGGCTGTCTGGGCTTGAGTTCGTTCAGTCGATCCAGACCAGTGGGATTGAGATAGGATTGCAGGATAGTCAGTGCTCTCAGTTCAAGGTTAGCCTTAAAGGCGTCTATTTCGCTCCCTGTGAGCAGTTCGGTAGCAGATTGGTCTAATCCTACGGTCTTGACTATTCCCTCGCCCAGGGTCTTTAAATTGAGAAACTCGGCGGTGGAGTGCAGCATCAGGAAACAGAACCCAAAACGAAAAGAGATCAGGAAAGGCTCCTCTTCCGGCAAGTCATCGTGAGTTGCCCGATCATAGTGCTCCTGCAGCACCAGTGAGTGGATCATCTCCAGAACCAGGCCCTGATGCTCCTTAAAGATGCCATTGTTGGACATCTCCTTAGGCAGATTAAGGATGGCAAGCATGGTTTCCGTTTCAACTGGGATGGGAATCACTGACCTTTCCTCATCATCTCAGAAAGCTCTATCGCTCTCATGCCCACTTGTTTCGCCCACTTGGAAGCCAGCATGTTATTGGCGGCACGTTCCCAGTCTCCGGCACCGATAAAACTCAGTGTGTTCTTGAACTCAAGGAGCCCCTTGATTCCCAAGTTGAAGCACATATTGAGCAGTACTGACTGGCGAACCTCATCGAGCTTATTGTAAACATCGGGTATCTCATCGATAAGCCATTGCTCGCAGTCTTGGATATCCCTTTCCAGCATGGCATAAGCCTCTTTCTGGGAGATTCCCCGATCATCGAGATTGCGGCCAATGCCGATGGTCAGTTTACCAGCAGTGCAGCGGTATGGCTTCAACCGCAGACCCTCATGTCTGACTAATTGAGCTTTGATTCGGTTCAACAGTGACTCGGTCATGCTTACTCCTTGTATTAGATGTGATCATTGATCCGGAGCCAGGAAAGCACTCCCCTGTATGCTGACAAATCAGGATGGGCAAGGATGAGACAGATTTTGAGGTTGACAAATACAACCATGCTTGATTAGTTGCTAACAGGGAAAAAGTAAGGCAAGAGGGACGAATGAAAGAAGTAATTGAAAGCGTCAGGAAATTGCTTAAAGACGGGGTGTTCTCTGATGAGCAACACGTCCGATTTTCGCTGGTAGGGCGAATTTGCCAAAAATTAGGGTGGGATATCTGGAATCCTGCCGAGTTCTTTACCGAATACAAGGTGGAAAAAGTCCCCACTCAAATGCTCCCAAAAGACTCTAACGGCAGGGTCGATGTAGCCTTGTTTCTATCGGATAACAAACCCAAAGCAGCAGAAGTTTTCATGGAGATTAAAGCTCCTGGTAAACTGATACCATCCCTGAAAGACTGCGAAGACCAATTACATGCCTATACTGGTCATCATCGAATTGCGATTGGAATTCTCACTGATGGTGTTATTTGGCGTTTTTACGTCCCAGTTATTGGTGGGTATTTTAAGGACACGCTGTTTGCACAGTTAAACCTTGAGACAGACGAGATAGACTCTCTTGTGACTTTCTTCAATGACATATTGCATAGGGATAATTTCAGAAAGAAGGCTCAAGATAAAGCTGAACTGATGTTTGAAGAGCTGGGTAGAATAATGCTGGTTCAGAAGTTTAAACAACAAGCCATCCAAATTGCTCAAGCTACTGGATTATCAGAGCATCTAATCACCCAACGCTTGTTGAAGCAGAATGAGAATCTCGACGTGGAAATGGAAGAGATACAAAGGCTGTGGGATAAAACCATTCCTGGTGGAGGCACTCCGCCACCACCCCCACCCCCTCCGCCCCCTGATGATTGCATTGAAGCCTTCATATCAGCTAGAGGAGTGAATGCTTCAGGATGCTATAATATCAAGACAAAGAAATTCACTCTATACAAGGGTTCCGAAATTGTTAAGAATCATACACCTACATTCAAGGGGAATTACCTTAAAAAAAAGGAAATAATGATTGAATCTGGATTGTTACAACCAGACCCATCTGGAACAAAATATTTACTGACAAAAGACACAGTATTCAACGCACCCTCTCCCGCTTCACATCTCGTTCTGGGAAGAGCATCGAGTGGATATGTTGATTGGGTAGATTCCCAGGGTAACAAGCTTGATAAATATCGATAAGGCAATGTAGTGATGTTAGGATTGTAGGTTGAACGTGTACGAAAGTGAATGGCTAACTCGAAAACAACGCATTGATTCTCGGCTTCGGTCATTGAATCCAGCATGGGAGATAATCCATTATAGCCAAGTAGGGGATACAACATATCTTTCGCATCATGCTGTAGAAGAATACCCCACACAAAATGGATTTGCCGATTATGCGCTATTTGTCCAAGGTAAGCTATTAGGCATTATTGAAGCGAAGAGAGTCTCGATTGATGCCCAAAACGCATTAGAACAGGCAAAACGCTATTCTTTAGGATGTCCTAACACACTGGGGGAATGGAACGCTTTTCGAGTTCCCTTTATCTATGCGACCAATGGAACCCGCATCTGGTTTGCTGATCTGAGGGGTTCTGCATACTATGCCCGTGAAATCAGTGGATTCCACACATTCCAGGCAATGAATGATATGTTCAATCAAGCCGTTGGCAATGCTTACGAGTGGTTCCATCTGAATCAGATAGATCTGGATAAAATACGTTACTACCAAACCGAAGCCATACAATCAATTGAAAGCACTATCATAAATGGCAAAAGAGTGATGATGCTGGCGATGGCTACGGGTACTGGGAAGACTTACACAGCAGTGGCGATGATCTATCGTTTGCTGAAGTCAGGACTTGCCAAGCGAGTCCTTTTCCTGGTGGATCGCAGGGCATTAGCTGCGCAGGCTGCAGTTACCTTTCACTCTTTTGAAACCCCATCTCGCAATAAATTCAGTCAGGAATACGAAGTCTTCAGCCAACGCTTCCAGAGTGAGGATTTTGAAGAAGGCGATAAGTTTGATGTAAGCGTATTACCCAATAGCTATCTAACTCAACCTGATACTGCCAAGTCATTCGTCTATATCTGCACCATCCAGCGCATGGCGATGAATCTCTTTGGCAGAGAAAATTGCTTTATTCAAGGTGATGATCCAGACATTGACGATGAAGCTATCAGACTTGATATTGCCAATAATGCCTTTGATGTGATTATCGCAGACGAATGCCACCGTGGTTATACTCCCAAGGATGAGGGGATTTGGCGGAATACCATCAACCATTTTGATGCCATCAAGATTGGTCTGACTGCCACCCCTGCCGCTCATACCACTGCTATATTCGGGCAGCCGGTTTATCGCTACACCTATGAACAGGCAGTATTAGATGGCTTCCTGGTGGATTATGAGGCTGTGAAGATAAACTCCAACGTCCGAATCAATGGCATTTTTCTGAACGAAGGCGAAAAGATCGGCCTAAAAGACACTGAGACTGGCCAGGAAAGGATAGATGCCCTGGACGATGTAAGGGAGTTCGATGCCAGTGAGATAGAGCAGAACATCACATCTTTAGACAGTAATAGGAAGATCCTCACTGAGATCTTTAGCTATGCCCTAGAACATGAAAAACGTACTGGCAGATTCCCTAAAACGTTGATCTTCGCTGTTAATGATATCCAGCACAAGTCCCATTCTGATCAGCTCGTGCGCACTGCCAGAGAGATTCTCATGCGGGGCGATGACTTTGTGCAGAAGATAACCGGCAATCCCAATGTGGATAAGCCTCTGGAGAAGATCAGACGCTTTCGGAACCGTCCCGAGCCATCAGTGGTTGTCACAGTCGATATGCTCTCCACTGGGGTAGATATCCCCGCTTTGGAATACATTGTTTTCCTCAGGCCTGTTAAATCCCGCATCCTCTGGACCCAGATGCTGGGCCGGGGCACTCGTAAGTGCACTGAAATTAACAAAGAGTGCTTCACTATCTTTGATTGCTTCGACGGTACCCTGATTCAGTATTTCAAGAATACCAACGATTTTCCCATTGAAATAGGCGAGGAAGGTCATACCGTTACAATCCAGGAGATCATTGAAAACATCTGGAACAACATCGAACCAGAATACAACAAGAATCGCCTGATCAAACGCCTACGCAGGATTGCTGAGACTATGAGCGCTAAAGCTAGGGAAGCTTTCGAAGCATACATCCCGGATGGAGATGTAAAAGGCTTTGCTGATAACCTCAAAAAGATGCTCAAAGATGATTTCACTGGTACGATGCGAACCCTTAGAAATCCCAAGTTCCAGGATCTATTGATCAATTATGACCGGGCAAGGAAACCCTTTTATATCGATTACGCTGAGAGAGACTCCGTGAGCTCCGAATACATATTCCGAATCGGTGATGAGCAAATGAAGCCGGAAGATTATCTGGAAGCCTTCGCTGAGTTCGTGAGGCAGAATAAAGACAAGATCGAAGCCCTGTCCATCCTGCTCAATAACCCATACAAGTGGAGCTATGAGGCCCTCACTGAACTACGTAACGAACTTAAAAGAAATAGCTTTGACGAGGAGAAAGTCCAGAAAGCCCATGAGAAGTCGGGGCACAAGGCAATGGCTGATATCATCTCCATGATTCACAATGCGGAGGATGATATCTATCCCCTTTTCACAGCTCACGAAAGGGTTGAAAGGGTGATCGGAGAGATGATTGCTGCCCATGAATTCAATTCTGAGCAGTTGCAATGGCTCGCCTTCATAAAAGAACATCTGATCCAGAACCTGACCCTGGATAAGCAAGCTTTCAATCTGATCCCGATCCTCGAGATGCATGGAGGCCTTGCCAGAGCCAGAAAGGTCTTTGGGCCTCTGCTGGATGACCTGATAACAGAGATAACCCTCAAGATTACTGCTTAAGGAGAATGTATATACATGGCTGATGTTGTAAATAAATTGTGGGGTTTGTGCCATACCATGCGCCATGATGGAATCGATTATGGCGATTACATAGAACAGCTCACCTATCTGCTTTTTATCAAGATGGCAGAAGAAAAAGAAATTGAACTGCCCGCTGACTGCGATTGGACTACCCTAAAAGAGAAAAACGGAACAGCACTTACTGACCACTATCTTACTGTTCTCCAATGCTTGCGTGAAGCACCTGGGCTCCTTGGTGATATCTTTGCCCAAGCCATGCCCAAGTTTGCCAATCCAGTGGCCTTGAAGAAGATACTCAATGTGATCGATGGCGAAGACTGGTCAGCTCTGGGAGTAGACGTAAAAGCTGAAGCCTTTGAAGGTCTATTGGAAAAAGCTGCCAGTGAAGGCAAGAAAGGGGCTGGGCAGTATTTCACTCCCCGGGTCCTTATCCAGTCCATAGTTCGATTGATGAAACCTGATCCCATTAACCAGCCGATTACGGTTTGTGACCCAGCTTGCGGAACAGGCGGTTTCCTGATCGCCTCCTATGAATGGCTGATCCATGAAACTAAGGGTGCTCTTCCTCAAAACCAGATCAAGAGGATTAAAGACGATACCTATTTCGGGCAAGACCTGGTACCTCGTCCCCGGCGGCTTGCATTGATGAATATGTTTCTGCATGGGCTTAATCCAACTATCTACTTGGGAGATACAATCTATTTGGCTGACAAAGGTGAACGTTATGATGTGATCCTGACCAATCCACCTTTTGGTACCAAGGGAGCAGGAGAAGCACCGGAACGAGATGATTTCACCATCCGCACATCCAATAAGCAACTGAACTTCCTTCAGCACATCCTCACAATTCTTAAGCCAGGAGGTAGGGCTGCAGTCGTATTGCCTGATAATTGCCTCTTTGAGGACAAAGCAGGGGATGTATTTGAAATCCTGATGGCAGATTGTAATCTCCATACTATCTTACGCTTGCCCAGAGGAACTTTCATTCCCTATGCTAATGCCCAAGCTAACGTGATATATTTTCAGAAGGGTAAAGCAACTAAGGAAACCTGGATATACGACTGCCGTTCTAATATCCCCTCCTGTACCAAAAAAGACAGACCTCTTACTGCCGAGATGTTTACAGACTTCGAACAGTGCTATGGCAATGATCCTAATGGTGCCAGCAAACGATTAGATCAAGGGGAGACAGGTCGTTTCAGGGCTTTTTCTATTGATGAGATTGAGTCCAGGCACTACAACCTGGATATCAAATGGCTTAAAGACGATTCCCTGGATGATCCAGATAACCTGCCAGAACCGATTGATCTGATCACTGAGGCTGTGACGGAGTTGGAAGCAGTTCTTGATGAACTAAATGAACTATCAACCCTGTTGGGTGAATAGATGGCTGTATTTAGTGTTGAGAATAAAACACTTAGGAGAGTTCTCAAGAGCCTAGAAAGTGGTTCGAGACCTAAGGGTGGAGTTAGTGGTATTAGTGAAGGAGTTCCAAGTATTGGTGCAGAGCATTTAAATGCTGACGGCGGGTTTTGTTTCGATAGGATCAAGTATATACCTAAGGAATACGCATCAAGACTTAGAAGGGGCAGAATACAACCGGGCGATGTGTTGATTGTTAAGGATGGTGCTACTACTGGCAAGGTGTCATATGTTGATCAGCAATACCCATTTGCTGAATCCTACGTTAATGAGCATGTTTTCATCTGTAGACCGTCTCAAGAAGTGCGTGGGAAGTACCTATTCTATTTCCTTCGAAGCAATAGCGGAAACTCGCAGATCATGGTTACATTTCATGGTGCTGCCCAGGGAGGTATCAGTTCTGCTTTTGTGGATGAAGTATACGTACCCATGCTTACTTTGGAAGATCAGTCAGAGATAGTAGATTATCTTGATGATACTATTCATCATGTTAGACTGATCAGATCTCGACTAGAGAAAATCCCAACCATCCTCAAGAAGTTTCGTCAGAGTGTTCTCAGTGCAGCATGCTCTGGGTCTCTGATCGAAAGCTTTAATTCATATAACTGTGATAAATGGGCAGAAGTGAGGAGATTGCTTAATGATGCGAAAGATCAAATAGATGGTTTTCCTGACCATTGGATGCTAACTAACTTAGGCAATCTTTGTGATGGATTTCAATACGGAACATCTAAGAAATCCGAAACATCTGGATTAGTTCCTGTTCTCAGAATGGGAAACTTACAGAACGGAGAAGTTGATTGGTCAGACTTAAAATACTCAAGTGATGAATCTGATATTAAGAAATATGCATTATCAGATGGAGATGTTTTGTTTAATAGGACAAATAGCCCAGATCTAGTAGGGAAAACATCCATTTATCGAGGTCAGTCGAAAGCCATTTTTGCTGGATATCTTATCAAGATCAAGAATCGGCATGATATTCTTCATTCCGAATATCTTAATTATTGCCTGAATTCAAATTATGGACGTCAATGGTGTAAGGAAGTAAGAACAGATGGAGTTGGTCAATCCAATATTAACGCATCTGTTTTAGCTTCATTCTTGATACCATTACCGCCTATCGAAGAACAAATTGAGATTACTATTAGGGTTCAACAGCTATTAAAAATAGCAGACTCTCTTGAATCCAAGTATCAAAAAGCTATGGCTCGCATAGATAAAATAGAACAATCAATCCTTGCTAAAGCCTTCAGTGGAAAGCATGTTTGATGTATGTAGTATGACAGATATATCTGTAAAAACTAACACCTAAGAGAGAAGAAGAATGGAAGAGTCTTTAGAAAAATGCCCAATATGCAAGAATAAGCTCAAGCAGAACTATGTGAGAACAGAAGACTACGCTAATAGATATCACATAAACTGCCAGTATTGCGGAAGATACGAGTTGTTTGGTTGGAAGATGAAATCACGATTTGGATTGGATGATGGTGAAGATAAAAATAAAACCAAGTCCGATAGACTGTTAAGCATGGCCGTCCGGCATAAATATGAGGAAACAGGCGACGAAGTATTGATTTCAGATAAAACCATTGATGAATTAAAGAACGGCATCACTATCCCTGATAATCCAATAGATAAAGTAGATATTCTGTTAACTTATATGTATAACAAAAACAAAAATCGCTTTGCAGATAACGTAGTAATTCCTGAATCTGATTATCCATTAATGTTAGTTTACTCGGAAACTGAACTGGATGAGCTAATACGATTAGCAGACGAATCAGATTATGTGAGCTATTTAAGCAGTAAGACCAACGGCAATAGAATATGTAGAATTAAGCAGAAGGGCTGGAATAGGATTAAAGAACTAAATGCTACACAAGACATTAAAGAGAACAAGAGAGACCTACAGATAAACAGGACACCTAAGGAGATAAAGTGCTTCATTGTCCTCGGCAGGGATACCTATTGGAATAGAGAAGTGAAAGAGTACCTTACGAGTATAGGAATAGATTTTATAATCCTGAGTGATAAAGAAAACCAAGGGAAAACAGTGGTTGAGAAATTTGAGTATTACGCTAATGTAGATTTTGCGGTTTGCATATGGTCTCCGGACGATGAAGGAAGAAAGAAGGGGAAAGAGGGTTTAAAATCTAGAGTTCGACAAAATGTAATGCTTGAAACAGGTTTCTTTTGGGGTAGCTTAGGTAGAAAGAGAGTATTTATTCTTAACCATAAAACTGTAGATATCCCTACTGATTTTGCAGGCCTTGTATATATTTCGTTGACAGGCGGTAATTGGAGAGCTGAGTTGTTAAGAGAAATAGAAAGACTTAGAGATATCACATCAGATTAAACTTTATAGTGGAGGAACCATGTGGAACAAATACCTTTATATCATCATCGCACTAATATTTGTAATTATCGGTATTTCCAGTTGCAAGAAATCGGAAGTTGCCAACCAATCGTCCAATGTGCATCTTAATGCGCAAGCTACACATAACTTCATGGATAACAAAGACGAGAAGGATATAGAGTTATTCTTAGAACTGGATCAAGTTGTTCTTGTTAGAGAGATTTCAATGAAAATTGGTTCTCGACAATGGGATATTCAAAAACCTGAGGCAAACTCAGCATATTCATGGTTTAATAGAAGTAACGGAGTTAAAGAGACTGTAAGGATCAACTATACAAATGATTCACTTTCAGCTATGATAGCCCCCAAATTGGAAGATTTTCCTGATCGATACGGACACGATTGGGATGCTTATGAAGCAGCCGATGCTAAGTATCAACGAGAAGCGAAGAAGGTGAGGGCACAAATACTTGAGGAGATTTTTACATGCATGAAGAAAGGCGAACAAGTAACGTTTGAGATTAGAGGTAAAATGAAAAATATAGTGGTTTCAGTTCCTAAAAGTGATGTTGATAACGCAATCGAAGTATGGGATATCTATAAACAAATGTGATCTATCCAATGGTAGTGTCTCAAAGGTTGGTGTAAATTAGGTGCAACCAGATGAAGAAAAAGGTTGAGCCTGATCCCGCACTTTGTTTTGATGGTTTTGACAAAAAATCTACAAGACAAGGAGAAGATCATGACTCAACCAAAGCGAAAGAAAGATGAAAGAGCAGAATTGGTCAAGTTATTTCGTTCGGCAATGCCGGGAGATTTTGTAAAAGTGCTGGAAAACGGCATCCAGAGGATAATTGAGGCAGAGATGAGTTACATCTTGGGAGCAGAGCCCTATCAACGCACAGAACAAAGAATCAACTACCGCAATGGCTATCGTGAGCGTAAAGAGCCTCTAAGTACAAGTGCGGGGCCCATAGATGTGAGCATTCCCAAGCTTCGAAATGGCAGTTTCTATCCCTCGATCCTTGAGCATTATCAGCGGGTGGATAGGGCCCTGATCAGCATCATTAGTGAAGCCTATTTTGCCGGAGTATCAACGCGCAAGATGAATAAGTTGTTTGTGGATTTGGGTTTGGAAAACATAGATCGTAGCTTTGTCAGCCGTTGTGCTGCTAAAATCGATGAGGAAGTCGAGATATGGAAGAACAGGCCCCTTGATAGGCGTTATGCCTATATCTGGCTGGATGCGATCTACACCAAGATCAGAACCGAGGGCAGGGTTAATTCTACGGCAGTGTTGATAGCGATTGGGGTTAGAGAGGATGGGCACCGCGATGTCCTTGGTCTTCACCTGGGGAATCGTGAAAGCTACTATAACTGGAAAGGCTTTCTGCAAAGCTTAAAGGCTCGTGGTCTTGAGAGGTCGGAACTTTGGATCAGCGATGAACATGATGGACTGATCAAGTCAATAGAGGAATGCTTTCCCGGTCAATTAAGACAACGCTGTATCGTCCACTGGATGCGAAATGCTCAGAGCAAAGTTTCCAAGACTGATTTGCTGTGGCTGCTGCCGCTAACAAAAGACCTGGTAGGTTCCCGGACCAAAGAGTCCTTTGAATTGGCCTGGAAAGAGCTTAACAGAGCAGCCCAGTCTAAGGGCAAGGACAATCTATTGGATTGGCTGGATAACACTTACCATGAGATATCGGTCTATCTTGACTTTCCTGCAGCACATTGGAGCAGGATCAAGTGTACCAATTCGCTGGAGCGCTTGAATGAAGAACTCAGACGCAGAGAGAAGTGCATCAGGATCTTTCCTGATGAAAAGAGCTGCCTAAGGCTGTTTGGTGCGATCCTGCAAGGTTATTCAGAAGATTGGATAAGCGGAAAACTGTATCTTTCGGAACCAATAGAAAGAATAACAGACACTCTGAAAAAGCCCATACCATTTGAGGCAACGCGCGACGGGCTGGAGCCCTGCTCCGTCGGCTACGCCTCCTCCGCAGGGCTCCAGCCCGTCGCAGCAAGGTAGATTATTTATGAAAAAGAACTTGACTTGGATTAGCAAGATGAAAACAATGCAATCGGTCGCTTGGCCTTACATAGATTGTGAGTAACGAGGGATATCAGATGCCCTCAAACAACCAGAGAAACAATGAGTTGGAATTTACACCAACATTTGGGACTCAACACTATCCAATACCTGGAGGTAAACTAAGATGAAGATCATTTTTATTATAGGATTTCTAGGGTTGTTATGTTTGGGGTTTTCTCAGATTTCTACAATCAAAGTGGCACCAATAGTTGAACCAATCAACTATGCTCCATATGACAGCACTAGAAATTTCTTAGGCAAGGATGTTGGTCAGTACGTAGGGCAGGTTCTATACCTTAAAGGAAAATCAGAAGCTCTCAGGAAATATGGTTACGAAGGATTTGTAGTCGATTATCGGATCGATGATCTAATAAACTACTCTAATGTCTATAAGGGCAATAAGGTAGAGTGTAGATACAATTCTGACTACAATGAACTGGCTGGGAAATATTTCAGTGTTATTGCAGTGCTGAAGCATCCCAAAACATTGTCAGACAGCTACCTGTATAGCGACTATTATTATCTTGAGCTTGAAGAACAAAGCAGTAAGGACAAGCTTTTTTTCAAATACAATAGCAAGTATGAATGGAGTTTTCCGTTTGTAGTTGTGGGCTTTTTCGAAAAGCAGAAAACTGAATTGGTTGGAGAGAGGTTTATTTTCTGCAATAAACTCATTGATGATGTGTATGACATTTACACTGGAAGCAAGATTACAAAAGTACCCTATCAAGAGTGGACATGTACAGACTTCACAATTGAGGAAAGATACTTTTCTTTAGGTCTAGTAGTTAAGAACTCATTAGGGGAGAGCATCCATGTTTCTGTGGGAAGCGTTACGAATTCAAATCTCAGTAGTAGAAGTGGATATAATGTTAAGGAGTTTAGGCATTATAGTAAGAAGTTTGGAGACGATAACTGGAAGAGCATCGTCGAAGGTATAGTAAGAGTCGGTTTTACTGAAGAAATGGTAAAGATGGCATGGGGGGAGCCTAAGAGCATTAACCATTCGTCCTATGGGGATCAATGGGTATATGAAAGTCAGTATTTATATTTTGAGGGTGGAATCCTGCGGTCATTTAACTAAGAAATTCAATTTGATGTTCATTTTAATCATGATGAATGGACTTAACCTTAATAAAAACAAGATCCTCCATAACTAAATGATGCTAGTCGTCGTCCTACATTTCCAATGAAAGGGAGGGAACGGAGTATGCGCTCCGGAGACACCTACCGGGTTCATCTCTGAGTCGTATTCGATCTGATCGTCTTTGACCCATGGTGCAAGTGCTTTGATGTAGTCTCTGGCATCATCCAGGCTGCTGGACTTGGTATCCAGAGCCATGAGATTATCCATCACTTCGATGGCATCGTTTAGGGGATAGACCCTATCCTGGACAGCCAGAGCCCGACAGATGTCACTGGTGCGGTCATCCAGGATCACCACGAGCTTGTAGTACCTGGCTTTGGCTTTTTTGTAGCCTTGCAGCCTGCCGAACTCACGTATTCTAAGGGCGGTGTGCTCAGCCAGTCCCTGCCAGTAATGGGATGATCGATTGGCAATGTCATTGAACTGCTCCTTGAGAGTATCTGCCAACATTTCTTTGGTATAACCTTGCTCAATGGCTTTGGAGAGGGTGTCTGCGACGTTCTGCCGGATATCGGCTTCAAAGTGGTTCCCGATCCAGAACAACTGCTGCTTCTGAATGGTGGAAGAGAGATGCTGATCTTCAATACCCCAGAGCCCGATGCTGGTCTTGGTGGGGGCTTGCACTTGGACATCCTTGAGTCCGAGCCGCACACAGCGGTCTATTATCGCTTTGGTGGGCTCATTGACCAGTGCTGCGAAGTCATCTCCCAACTGGGTATTGATGATGCCCATAAGCTTATCTATTGAGCCCTGATTGAGTTTCTCAGATCTGGGCATGTCACTCAGCATCTGGATAGCAAGTCGGGTAGCATCTCTGATCTCTGTCTTCCAGGCATTATTGAGGACCCGGTAGTACTCAAGCATGAGGTTATCATAGTAGTTCATTAGAAGGAGAATCTCCGGACTTTCACTCTGTTCCTTCCAATATCGTATTCGGAGAAGCGTTCCAAGCATCCTGCCAGAGCATCACAGCCATCGATATAGCCATCAGGATAGGTGAGGAACTGACTGATAAGGGTGGGAGTATCCTGTCCCTCCGGAAAGAGTACCTTAGCTGCCTCGATGATGGTCTCTGTCCTCTCGATACGCAGGTTCTTGTTATCCTTGTTATCGATGCGCTTGATTCTGTGGCTGATCGGTAGTAGATGATTGTCAGTAGCCCACCTGTCGAAGTCAGCCAGGATACGTGCCTGACCATAGGTGGTTTCACAGGCAGCCCGGGCTTTCACTCTATATATTCGATCCAACTCCTGATAGGCATCATAGTAGTATCTGAAGAACTTGGTGTTCTCTGTCTGCCGTATCCAGACATGAATCACGTAGAACCTGTTACCATCATAGCCAATAGAGATGACAGCCTTGTAGCAGCCTTTCTCTCCCCAGGCTGGATCGGCATAGAGCCAGACCCGCTTCATCTGGGATGGCTCAGGTAGAGATCTATACTTGGTGAACCAGTGGTTCTTGAAGATGTTCCCTTCGATTACCGGCTGCCCGAGCATCTCCCTTTGATAACCAGTATGTCCGAACTTGGCTCGCAGGTTGGGAAGAGTGGCAGTAGGGTACTGCTCCTCCCAGATAGACTTGCCATGCTGATCTTCGAGAGAGAAGCGCAAAATCGCTTTCTGGTGCGTTTTCAGCACCGACTGGTATCCCAAGTCCAAATCAGGATTATCGGCCCGCATTTCGCTTAATATGAGCTCTTGAAACTGGCAGATGGCATAGTTGGGATGCACCAGGTTACCGAGCCAGACGATCTTGCCATTTCCCTCGGGTGAGAGAGCTCCGGCAAGCTCTTGAGTGATCTTCTCCATCCTTCGTTTACCGATTGACTGATTACCCATGTTCTCTTCTTTATCGATATCATCACAAACGATCAGTCCGGGTCGCTTGGCAGTCTTGGGATTGATAGTTCCTCTATGACTTTGTTTGATCGAGCGTGCTCTGATCCTGGCTTTGTTCTTGAGATAGAAGTCGAGATCGAAGGCATCCACTGGCTGTAGCTCCGGATAGTCCATAGTGAGACGTTTATTGTTCTGAAGTTCATGTAAGGTGAAAGCAGTACGTTCCTGCGCCAGATCTACGTCTGCGGCAGTATGGATCACATAGCGTTCACCTTTGATGATCTTCCAGATCGGATAGACCACTCCCATGAGTACCGTTTTGCCCAGCCCACGAAAACCGGTAATGGCGATGATGCCTGAGCCCTTATCGGTCTCATCGAACATAGTCTCATGTGCTGAGCAAAAAGGTAGTGGGAAGATATGCGGGAAATAGGTATGGCAAAAGAATGAGAAGGCATCCCAACCCTCTCCGTTGGTTCTCTTGATCCTGTCGGTTTTAGCTTCAGGACTATCGTCTATAAAAGGCAAGACGGAGATCGTTTTGGATGCGATCTCCGTCAGAGCCTTGTTATGCCGCTGAATGAACTTCTTAGACATAACCGGGAATCACCCCAACCCCCGGCAAGCCGGGAGTCGGGGACCCCGGGGTTTCGGAGGGTAACCATGAAAGTGCGGAGCCGGAGGCGACGGCTCCGCTTGGCAGGTTTGGGTTGGAGGGTAGGCTTGTTTGGAGGCAACCATGTCCGTGGCTGTATAATTATCCATTTCTAACTCTTAAGTACTCGGCAAGGTCAAGGACTATACTCTGGAACTGCTTCAGCATAGTCTCGTGCCCTTTCTCAATCATAAAGTCGGTCACCTGATCCAGGAATCGGACGATATAGTCATTCAACTCTTTGGAGGGCTCAGCGTCCTTCTGGTTCTGCTTGATCAGGCTGACAAGGCTCTGCAGAGCGGTATCGGCAGGATTCTTGGCATATTCCCGGAGCGCTTGAATGAGTGCCTTCTTGCGGGCGATGGCGATCTCGTGGTCGAGTTGGTTCTCTTCTTTGAAGAGCTCGTCCCACTTGCCGCTCTTGACCCACTTACGGACAGTGATGTCGGAGACTCCGAAGATCACCGCCAGCTCAGTGGGATCGGTCTTGCCGTTCAGATAAGCTTCTTTGCAGTTGTCCCGCTTGATGCGGAACTCACGGCTGTTACTCATACTCAGGGCGTACCTTGTATTTATCTAAGTAGGCGTTAAGGTCTTTGCCCTTGCAGCGCAGTTGACCATTCTCTTTA